TTAGCGGTCGAACCGCCTACGATATTGCTGTGTGCCATTACCTTACCTTTCAGTGATTCGACACTAGACAATCTTTTACGAACGTGCAAGAACTATTTTTATGCAAGATCTAGAAAAAGACATCGAACGCTATTTTGTTAAGTCTGTTCAATCGCTTAACGGCATAGCTTACAAGTTTAACTCTTTATCGAATCGCGGCGTAAGCGACCGAATTGTATGTCTACCAAACGGCGAGACGTGGTTTGTAGAGTTAAAAAAAGAAGGCGGCAAGTTATCTGCGCTGCAAAAATTATTCGCCGAAGACATGCGCAAACTTGGCCAAAACTATGCGTGCCTCTGGAGCCGCGAACAGGTTGACCGATGGACTTACGACCGTATCAACATATTGCTGCTGACTTCCTCTTCAGCCGCGACCGCGCCATGATCCTTGCGCCAGTCGGCGCGGGCAAGACAGCGATTACATTGACGGCGATGGCCGACATGACGGCTAAAGGTCATTGCGACCGTTGGCTCGTGTTAGCGCCAAAGCGCGTCTGCACTGACGTGTGGCCTGTGGAAAAACCTAAATGGGCCGAACACATGAGCATGGCCGTCGCTGTCGGCACGCCAGCGCAGCGCAAGAAAGCATTCGCGGCTGACGTTGATATAGTCGTCACCAATTACGACAACATACCGTCGATTGACCCAAAGGACTTTGACGGCATTGTATTCGACGAGTTGACGCGGCTTAAAAATCCATCCGGCAAACGCTTCAAGTTCCTGCTCAAGATCCTCGACCAGTTCAAGATCCGCTGGGGATTAACTGGAAGCTTCACGTCGAACGGACTCGAAGACGTGTTTGGGCAATGTAAAGTCGTCGATCAGACATTGCTAGGCCGCAGCAAGGGCGCGTTCCTACAGCAATACTTCTACTGCGTGAACCGCGATTTCGGCCAATGGGAGCCGTTGCCGCAAGCGCTGCCAAAGGTCATGGAGACGATTAAACCGGCGACGTATGTGCTAGAGCCTGGCGAGTATAAGGACAAGCTGCCACCGCTCCATGTCGTGCAGATCCGGTGCGATTTGGAAGACCGCACGCCATACGAAAACATGAAGAAGGAATATGTGCATGAAGAGATCACGGCTCCAACAGCGGCTGCTGTCACAAACAAACTTCAGCAGCTCACCAGCGGCTTCGCTTATGATAGCAAAGGCGTTGCTCAGTGGTTTGGACGCCAAAAGTTTGAATCTCTCCGAGACATCCTCGACGAAAACCAACGAGACAACACCATCGTCTTTTACACATTTCGCGAAGAACTTGCGGAATTAAAACGCCAATATCCACACGCGCAAACTTTGGATGACCCAAATGCTATAGAACGGTGGAACGACGGAAAAATAGAAATCTTGTTAGCGCATCCTAAAAGCGCACAATTCGGCTTGAACTTACAGTTCGGCGGGTGTAAGATGGTGTTTATGTCGCTTCCTTGGAGTCTAATAGATTTTGAGCAAGCTATAGGCCGATTACATAGGAGCGGTCAAAAACACGATGTTTGGGTGTATGTGATAATGGCCAATAACACAATAGACGAAAAAATATTCGCCGCGCTTAAAGATAAAAAGTCCATATCTGAAATAGCTATGGAAGAACTTCGATGATTGGCCGCAAATTCACTTGTTTGACAGTCATTGACGGGCCTATTCGTGCGCCGCGTGGTGCATCGTGGGTATGTAAATGCGATTGTGGCGATGTAAAAACAGTGTCGCAATATAAATTAACTGCCGGGCGCACTAAATCATGTGGGTGTTTGCAAAAACAGATTGCGCGTAAACGACTTACGACGCACGGTAATTACTACGAGCCCGAATATCGCGTATGGGAGAATATGAAAAAACGGTGTTCTGACCTTAGATACGCAAAATGGTATGGGCGCATAAATGTCTGCGCTAGATGGATAGATTCGTATGATAATTTTGTTGCCGATGTAGGCCGCAAACCATATGAGACCGCGACGTTAGACCGAATAGATCCTAAAGGCGACTATAAGCCTAACAATGTTCGCTGGGCCTCACATAAAATCCAGTCGCGCAACACCAAAAATCATGTTACAAACAAAACCGGGATACGTGGCGTGTCATGGTCAAAAGCTAAAAATAAATGGCGCGCGGCTATATATGTAGACAATACGCAGAAACATCTAGGTTACTTTGACGACATCAAAAATGCCGAAACGGCGCGGAAAGAAGCGGAGAAAAAATTTTGGTGACGTCATTAACCTGGAAAGAACTTAACGATCAGCTTGCTGATTTTACGGAACAGGAAGTCTTAGACTTGCTGGAGGATGAAGCGACCAACGCCCGGCGCTCGACTATCCTTGTGCGCTTGCATCAGCGTTACACTGTGCTGCGCATGTTGCGAGAAAGGGCGGCCATTATGGAGATCATAAATGAACCCTCAAGAACTACTGGCGCAAGCCGCTGATATTATCGACCAACGCGGCGAAGGCTACGGTGGCATAGAGAATAATTTTCAGCTTGCCGCCGATCTGGCGACGCTGCGGATTGGCCGTGAATTTCATCCGTATGAAATCGCGATAATAATGGCTTGTGTAAAAAATGCGCGGGCATTTAATACGCCGAATCACTTAGACAGCCATATTGACGCGGTTAACTATGAATTATTTGCCGCAACTTTTGCCGCTGATTATGCAACTTCGCATGGCAGTCGGTCAGAAGCCGCGTATAAACGCCGCGATAACATGAAAGTCGCGCGTATCTCTAAGAATCTAAAGGCGGCAAGTTCGCCGGAGCTGGCCGTAATCTTGGACGAGCCTAGCAATAGCGCTGTCATTGGGGAGAGCGCGTAACTCTTTGGCCGCTTTGGTTTGGAGTTCGGCCGAATAGTCGACCAGCGGGGGGCACCTGCTGGTCGACGCACACCCGCTAAAACTTGCCAGCATCAAGATCATCGGCAGTTTCATCAACAGTCTTTGGCGCTGCGACCTGACCCCTTCAATCATTCGGCTTGCTGCCGCCGGTCACGTTCCAGTCCTTAGCCGCGACGAGGCCCAGCGCGACGAGCGCGTTCTGGAGATCCGTCCAGTTCACGTCTTTGGTCTGCCAAGCGTGGAACAGCACGGACAACAGCGTCAGAATGCCGGGAATCGTGGTCATCCAGTTAACTAACATTTTAGCCTCTTTTAGTTACACGGCCGCGATGTGCTATCGCGCGCGATACATTCGTAATACTTAAGGTCAGCGCAGCCGCTCAGCGCGAGCATAAGTCCCGCACAACAGCATAAACGTCGTTTATCCGATTTGACCAGCCACGCCCAAATGTGCCCCATGTCGGCAATCCTTTTAAGAAGCCCAGCCGCATGTCCGTCAGCTTGACGCCAAGATAGGCTTTAGCAGCGGCGATTGTCTTCGGCCCGATCACGCCGTCCTGCGTGACGCCGACCAGCGACTGAAGATATTTAGAAGCGCGGCTAACGCCGCTGTTGACGGCAAAGTCGAACACGGCAAAGTCAAGCCCGTCTGGCAGATCGTCGCCGCGGATCTTGTCCCAGTATTCCTGACGGTAAATTGCCGCGACTTCTGAATCGGCGATCTGATACACGTCTTTCTGCGACAGACCGTGCTTAGCGCGCCACGCATTGTAGGTGTTCTGCGTGACGCCGTAGGCAGTCCGGCCGCCAGGATCACGCGGATCGTCGACCTTGCCGCCTTCGTAGCGCAGCGTCGCCTTCAGCGCGGCGTCATAGTTCTCTTTCATCTTTGGCTCACCAAGTCACGTATGCGGTCTAGTCTTTCAAACACCTGATTCAGCACCTGATTAAAGTCCTCGCGGGTCACATAGCGCCCAGCGACTAGCACTTCAATCTGCCCGACCTTTTCCGCCAGCTCTTTATCGGCTTGCTGAAGATCCTTAACAGCCGCCCAAACGGTGTTAAGCGTCCAGCCGCCCAGCACGCCGATCACGCCAATCGCCACGTCAAAAAGGACTTGATATTCGACCATTATCGCCTCGTAAATCTTGCGTACGGATCGGCCATAGCATTCTGGCCCTGATACGCTAAGCCTTGCGCGCCGGCAGCGGCTAACGAAGGAAGATTACCATAGCTGACGGGCGACCGCGCTACATTCCCAAGAACATTTGCCTGAAGTTGCTGCGTCGCGCGCATGGCATTAGCCGCCTGTCGATTCTTGGCTAAAAGTCCCGCGCTTGCGGCTCCTACCGCGCCTAACGCACCATATTTGGCATAATCGTCCAGTAAGAAGCGCTCGCGGTATTCATCGGGCATAAAGCCAACGGCGAACGGCGCGGCCGTAAGCCCGGCTTCGGCTAAGCCAGCCTTGGTGAAGTTGGGGGCGAACGCGGCCATGAAATTAATCGCGCTCGACGACGAACGGCCTGAAGCCAGATCATCAATTAATTTCTGTTGTTCTGGCGTAAACGACTTAAATTTTTTCGATTCTTTGAGGTTTGTAAACGCGCTTTTTACGCCCTTCGCAAAGTTCGGTGCTTCTTTAGCCGCTGTCATAGCATTCTGGACATCGGCGTTTCTAAACAACGTCGCGTCAGCTTCTATGGATTTAGAAAGTTTTGACGTGCCCTTAGCCGCCGCCAACTCCCCGCCCGGCACCGCGTTCATTGGTTCGTTACGGAATAAGTCAATACGATCTACGACATCATGCGCCATAGCCCGCTCAAAATCTGTGGCGCTGGGATTCTGAAAGATAGCGCCGGCGTCTTTACGCAGACCATGTATGTCCGCCATCGTAACATCTTTGCCTTTGTTCGACGCCAAGTCGGACATAACGTCATTGATGTTTCTAAATCGCGCTTTCTTTTCCGGCTTCCATTGATACTGCTTTTCGAAATCCTGCTCTATACCGCTGACAAAATTGTCGTAGGCAGAAGCGTCGTATTTAGCGCCGGACGAATAGGCTTCAGCGCGCAGATTGCGAGCCTTCTGGCCAAGATCCTTAGTGCCCTGTTCAATGTTCTGCGCCATTGTCGGGGCTGCGCGAGTCACACCGCGCTCAAAAGCGCTCATTGCACGACCGCCAAGACCGCCGCCTAGCACGCCGAGGCCAAACTGGAAATAAGGGTTCTCGCCGCCGGCTATTTCTTTATAGTATTCAGGTGCAGCGCCGCCAACAGCGCCTGCCGCAGTCTGCGCGGCAGGCCCAGCCGCAAAACCTTCTGCCATTCGAGCGCCACGCGTTTCTGGCGTAAGATAGCGCAATAGCGCGTTAGCGCCGCGAGCCTGCGTAAGACCGCCAAGCGCGCCACCGACTAATCCCGCCTCAACTTTTTCGGCGGCGGTCTTAGGCATATAGGACGGCGTAAAAGCTTCTTGGAACATTTGGACCGGCGTTCGAACCGGCTGCGCGCCAAACGCCGGCGCAGCAATATTGTAGAGTGATGTGCCAAGTTCGGCCGCGCCGAGCGCTGTAGCACCTAACGCCGCCGCCGGAAGAGCCCCCGCGCCAAACGCAGCGCCCGCTAAACCGCCAAGCCCCGCCGCCGCTGCGGTCGGAAGCGTCTCGCCAATCGCAACCTCAGCAGCGCGACCAAGCGTTAAGCCTTCCGGCTTGGCAAACTTGGCGTAAGGATTTGGCTTAGAAAACTTGGCGTAAGGATTTTCCATTTACTGCCCCAGAATCTTTGCCGCCAATCCTGGCACGCCAAAATGTTCATCAAAAGCGGCCGCTGTGTTTGGATCTTGCCTAAGCATTTGGATTGCTTCTGGAGGAACTCCAGCGGCTTCAGCCGGAGCGGATTTAGCCGCTTCAATCTGGCGACGACTTTCAGACTTAGCCGACTGACCCGTAATATCCACATTCGTACCAAACGTCTTGTTAATATTGTTTAACGTTGCACGAACAGACTCAACCGTCGCTTTGGGATCGCCAAGTGCCTTAATAGCGTTCTTAACGTCAAAGTTAGAGTTAAGTTCCTGCGCCGTTTTACCCGTGGCGCGAGCCAGAACCGACACAAGATTTTGCCGAATGCTGTCAATGGTATCGCGTGTAGATTGCACAGGCGATCCCGTAAAGCGACCATACGCCTGGCCAAGCCATGACAAACCAGCCGAAATTTCGGCATTTTTAGCGGCCGTATTCTTTACGCTAGGTGCTCCGCCTTGTTCGGCGAGGTATTCCATTTCATTGGCAAAGTTCGTCAGCATATTCTCTAGCTCAACTTTGCTCTTGTATTTGTTCGACTGGCCGAGCGGCGCGCTGGCGATAAATTTTTGCTGCCGGGTAGCAATGTCTTCAGGCGGTGCAACAGCCATAGAAGGAACAGGCGGAAGCGCGGCCGGCGGTTGCATGGCAGGCATTGCAGGAGCTGGTGCGGCAAAAGCATTAACGGGCGCAACAGGCGGCGCAAGCGCATTGATTGGTTCCGCCGGAAGAGCACGAAGCGATGGGCGCTCGCCCGTCAAAGGCACAGTCTTGGCGGTCTGATAAGGACCGACAGCGCCGCCCATAACTTTACCAACATAATCTTGGACGCCTATGTTTACGTCGCGCGCGCCGGCCTTTGTGGCCTGCGCCAACGGACGGCCA